TGGGTCTGGGCCTGCAGGTCTGCCAGTGTTGCGCGAGATTTTAAGCATTGTCGCATTGGTGCTGGCATCTAAAGTGATCGTGTTATCTGGTCAGCCAGCATCAATTGAGATTGGCGGCGCATCATTTCCGTGTTATGACCTCACAATTAAAGTGCAGGCACAGACCGCATGATCTACACAATTGCCTCTACCAAACTTGGCATTATTGGTGACCCATATGTGCCAGCTGACGGCATCAACGTGGCAGCGCTACTGTCTGGCGGTTTCATTGTTGAGCAATCCACACCTAAACCCAAAAAACCTGCTAAAACTAGTACAGAACCCAACGAGGAGATTTAACCCACATGGCTACCAGCACCTACCTATCTAACCCAGTAGTCACCGTAAACGCCGTTGACCTGACAGACCAGACCAGCGCCTCAACCCTGACTCGCGTGATCGAGGCGTTAGAGAGCACATCGTTTGGCAAGACTGCACGCGTTTATGTTGGCGGCCTAGAAAACAGCACATTGACTTTGACGATGTACAACAGTTTTGCCGCTACAGAAACTTACGCAACATTGGCTGCACTTGTAGGCACATCAACAACGGTAACGATCAAACCAACCAGCGCGGCAACCAGCGCAACAAACCCAATCTCAACCTTGACAGGCTGCTACCTAGAAACCTTGCCAATTGTTAACGCCGCACTAGGCGCGCTAGACACAATTGACATCACGTTCACTGGTGGCGTTTACTCAGTCGCAACGTCTTAAAAACAGCCGGCAACGGCCCGACACGAAAGCAGGCTTATGCGCGTAAAACTTAAGTTGACCCGTACCACTGGAGCAGAGCCAGAGTATCTGTACACCACGTTATTTAGCATTGCGCTGTGGGAAGAAAAGTTTAATAAAAAACCACTTGATGCACAAAACTCAGGGTTTCGAGATTGGTCATTCTGGGCTTACACATTGCTAAAGGTCAGAGGCGAAAAATTGCCTGATGACTTTATGGAATGGTTGAAAGAAAACCCTGAAATGGATGTTTTACCAGAAGCGGATGTGACTAACCCAAACCCTACGGACGCGGCACTTACAGACGGCAACTAGCCGAAGTTTGTGCCGCAACAGGTTTCTGGCCTGAACAACAAATACCGTTTGGCACGCGCGACTTGCTTACAGTGATTACAGTTATTAACGAGCAGGGAAAGCGGTAACAATGTCGGCAACAACAACCATCCAAGTGGTAGGGGTCAAAGACACTATTAACGCGCTCAAAAAGATTGACCCTGAGTTGCAAAAAAACTTTAGAACGCAAGCCACTGCAATTGCACAACCAGCCATTAACGCTGCAAAAGACGTGTACACGCAAGTGCCGTTGTCTGGTATGCAATACAAGTGGTCTAGTCGAGGCCGTCAGCTGTTTCCGTTTAGCGTGGCTAAAGCCAAAAGCGGTGTAAAACTACGCATTGACACCCGGCGCAATGCTGTAGGCGTAATCCTGATTGAGCAAAAAGACCCTGCAACAGCAATTTTTGAGACTGCAGGACGCGCTAACTCAAACCGTTTAGGCGATCAGTTAGGTTTTGTTGGCGCTGGCCGCACTCGACTAATTGGGCCAGCCGTGTATAAAGCGAGAAAAGGCATAGAGGCTGAAATGGAAAAGATGATATTAGAAACAGCGCGCACAGTTAGCAAGGCAACGTAATGCTGTCTATTCCGATTATTTCAGAGTTTGATGGCAAGGGCATTGACAAAGCAATTAAAGAGTTTAAGCAACTAGAAACTGCAGGCGAAAAAGCACAGTTTGCTATTAAAAAGGCTGCAGTGCCAGCGGCAGCTGCTCTTGCAGGTATAGGCGTTGCGCTTGTAGGTGCTACTAAAGCGGCAATAGAGGATGAAGCCGAACAAGCACAATTGGCGCTTACTTTACAAAACGTCACTGCCGCATCAGACGCACAAGTTAAAGCCACAGAGGATCAGATCAGTGCGATGAGTCGAGCGTCTGGTATTGCTGACACAGAATATCGTTTAGCGCTAGAGGCATTAGTTCGCGGTACTAAAGATGTTGGCATTGCCATGAACGACATGAACCTTGTCATGGACATCAGCAAGTCAACCGGCATTGACAGCGCCACAGTTGCGGATGCATTGGCTAAGGCATATCAAGGAAACTTTAAGGCATTACGCACGTTGTCACCAGAAATGGCAACAATGATCAAAGAAGGTGCAAGCCTTGACGATGTTATGAACGTGTTAGGCGGCACGTTTGGTGGTGCTGTTGCAGCCAACGCAGAGACCGCTGCAGGCAAATTGGCAATAATGAAAAACTCTATTGGCGAAACTAAAGAGTCAATTGGTGCAGCACTACTGCCAGTGCTCGAAGCCGTGTTGCCATACCTACAAAAGTTTGCAGATTGGGCACAAGACAACCCTGAAGCGTTTATGTATATTGCTGGCGCTATTGGCATTGTTGCCGCTGCAATTGTGGCTACGAACATTGCTATGGCATTAAACCCATTTAGCCTTATTGCAATTGGCATCGGTTTACTGGTTGCTGGTTTAGTCATCGCCTACAACAAGTTTGAGTGGTTTAGCACAGGTATTAACGCAGTTATTAACGGCGTTATTTTTGTGTTTGAGACATTTGCTAACAGTTGGATAAAAGTTATTAACGCAATTATTAAAGGTTACAACGCTCTGCCATTGCTGCCAGATATTGGTTACATAGGCGAAATCAAACTAGGCAGAATTGGCGGCAACGAAACAAAAGCAGGCGGCGGAATAACCATTCCAAAAATGGCTGAGGGCGGCATTGTTACTGGCCCAACATTGGCGCTGATTGGTGAAGCAGGCCCAGAGGCAGTTATTCCGTTAAATGGCAGAAACTCTGGCATGGGCGCAAATGTAACAATTAACGTGTCTGGCGGTATATCAACCAGCGCAGAAATTGGCAGATCAGTTGTTGACGCGCTGACCCAGTACACGCAAGTGTACGGGCCACTTAACTTGGCGATCAGGTAATGCCCGGCGCAACCGTCATCACTGGCGGCACATACCTTTTAGAGCTGTCTAGCGGTTATGACTCGTCAGCGTTTGTGCTTGATGACAGTTTGCTTAATGGCCCACAAGTGCTTGACGGTGACGGCGTAGACTTTAACGACATCACAGATGTGGCACAACTAATTACGATTAGTCGAGGCCGTCACAAACCGCTAGACGTATTTGGGCCGGGCACAATGTCTGTGTCAATTAGCGTGCCAGTAGGCAACCGTGATTATGACCCGTTAAACACATCAAGCATTTATTACAACCAAGTTACAGAGCAACCCGGTCTAGCGCCATTGCGCGCAATTAGGGTAAGCCGCAACGGTGAGTACCTTTTTACAGGCGTAGTGACCACGTTTAACCAGACCTACAACATGGCTGGAATGACCACCTACAGCATTGCGGCCGCCGATAACACTTATGTGCTGTCACAAGGCAATTTGCCTGAAACGGCCACTACTAGCCAAACCTCATCAGCGCGCATTACAGCCGTTTTAAGCGCTGCTAACTACACAGGCGCTACAAGCCTTACCGCTAGCCCTACAGCCACGCTAGGCGCTTACACGATCGCTAGTGGCACAAACGTAAACGCCTACATAAACCGCATCCAACAGGCTGAACAAGGCCGCATTTTCTGTGATCGAGAGAACGTGCTGACTGCCCAACCGCGCGTAGGCACAACCCTTGACGCAGCGACAGCCACGTTTAACGACACCGGCACAGCAACACCGTATGACAGCATCCTTGTAGAGTTTGACCAGCAAACAGTAATTAACAACGCAAACATAACTATTGAGTCTGGTGGCACGTTACAAAACGCCAGCGATGCAACGTCTATTGCAGAGTACTTTACGCAAACTGAGGCAATCACAGACAGCCTGTTAAGCAGTGACGCACAAGCTGCAACGCTTGCCAGTTACTTGCTTTACCCAATCCCACGCCCACGTTTTACCAGTGTGTCAACCACATTTGCCAGCCTGACCGATGCCCAAAAAACGGCGTTAGCACCTATAGAAATTGGTCAAACCGTGTCCGTGACCAAGACCTTTACATCTGGCACGCCGTTAAGTGTTAATCAAGACTTAAGCGTTGAGGGCATAGATCACGTTATAGACATGAACACAGGCCACCGCATGACCTTGTGGACATCAGCAACGGTCATCCTTGACCAGTTTATTTTGGATGACATCACGTTTGGTGTGCTATCTACCACGAACGCACTTGGTTAGGGTAAAGTGTAATTATGCCATTGACCACTTATACAGCCGGCGAGGTTTTAACCGCCGCGTCACTCAATGCTAACTTTTTAACAGTTTCTTCCAGTTTTGCGACATTTAACGAAACACAAGCAAACAACACAGACGGCGGCGCGTCAGTTGCAACAACTTGGACTACTCGAGTTTTAAACACAACCGTTATTAACGGAATAACAGGCGCATCCCTCGCAACAAATCAAGTGACACTTCCAGCTGGAACATATACCGCAACAGTTTTTAGCCCATTAAGAAACACCAACTTGACAAAAATTCGTTTATACAACATCACAGACAGCGCGATTATCCAAGTCGGACAAAATTGCAATTTTGACAGCTCTGGATCTGTGGGCGCTGTTGCAACATTGCAAGCACAATTTACTCTTGCCGCATCAAAAGCCCTGGCAGTCCAATATTATGTGCAAAGCGCGGTTGCTACTTTTGGTCTAGGTCGCGCGATTAATGCAGGCACAAGCGAAATCTATACATCCATACAAATACAAAAGATTGCATAATGGCAACACAAGCACAAATTAACGAACAAATTGGCAACGCAACACGCTTTCTATCTCCAGACGACGCTTGCTTTAGATACAACGAACCAGCGGATGGGTACGACTGTCTTGAATGGTTAGATGATCGTTACACTCAACCAGCCAAAACACCTACAATAGCAAAAGCCACAGAACTAGCAAATAATCCCATACCTGACTAATCATGACTGTAAATAACTTGCCTAAGTTTGTTATTTTGCTTGTTGGTTACATATGGAATGGCACAGACTTTGTACCGCCAATTTATGAAACGCCTAATTCTTAGCGTCATGCTTGCATTTATCCCGATGTCTTGCGCTAGCGAACGCACAAACGCACCTAAAAAAGTACGCAACAGCGCGCTTACAGTCGAGTGCCGGGTAGCAGACAGATGCGAGGCCAGCAATGGCTAAAGACAGATCAGAGATTGACTACCTGCACGCACGCATGATTGTGTTTGTAGCCTGCACAATTGCAATAACTTTTGCTGTCACTGTTATTGGCTTTGTGTACTTTTTAGGGTTTGTTGACCAGCCAGTTGAGCAGTCACCAAATGACGCAGCGTTTATTGACCTACTCAAAACACTGTCAATCTTTATGACTGGCACGTTGTCTGGTCTAGTGGCCGCTAACGGTCTAAAGCGTAAACCTGACCCTGCAACACCATGACCGTAATACCTGCTAACCCTAAGATCGTTGGCTCACGGCCGTACACAGGTAACAGTGACGGTGCAGCTGCAGGCCCACGTGCCGGCATGGACGAATGGATTAGGCAAGCCATAAAGCACGGTGCAGGTGCGTTTTGGAATAACGGCAGTTGGGGTGTACGCGATATGCGCGGCTCAACCAACCTAAGTGTGCACGCCACTGGTCGAGCAGTTGACCTGTCATACAGGCCGTCAGAGAAACACCCAGATGCAAAACGTAAAACAACTATTGCGTTTCTAAACATTG